AGTGTTCTCACGGTCTTAGAAGCTTTCCGTGGGATGTACTTAAAACCTGTGAATTTTGTAACATTTGAAAAATGATACTTATCACAGATCTCTACCTTTTTCCTTTTGGGAATCGGTAGACCTTCAGTATTGCAACTGAAGTAAATAGGTATATCTTCGGAATCACCTCTATCGGCGAACGTCTCGATTGTAGCCCTTGTAAAAGGGCCTCCGCGCAAGGCCTTCGGAGTCAGCTTGTGAAGAGCCTGATACAAATCCGCAAAAGCGGGATACTCGTTAAGTGCATAGCACTTATTCAGTATATTAGCACAATCGGCTATCGAATTAGGATACACGAAATCAAAAGATTTTATGTACCCATATTCATCATGCCAATTGGCCCCGCAACTCTCTCGGAATGGTCCTTCAATAAAGGATTTATCCCGATTAACGACCCACCCTACTTCTTCAAGAAGTTCGATGAGACGAGGAGCACACTTTTGGTCGATGATGATATCATCCCCAAAAACTGTGGCGGTTGGATCAAGCACACGGCTGATTGCGGTCAATATCAAGGTCATGAGCTCAAATGTATACCCATTTCCCATAGAAGACATCTTTTTTGGGACGTGGTATTCATGATCACCACCTAAGAGTAAGAAACTCCTTGAGTGGTGAAGAGCTTCAAAAAGCTTCTTAGGCAATAGAAATTCAGATAGCGCGATAGTATTACTATCAGACGCGTTCTTTAAGTCTATTGTAGCTTTTCGAGGGTCTCGAATAAGCATCTTATGTCTATCAGCTAAGGTATCTAGATCGATACCTATATGTTGAAGACAAGACCTTAAGAAGTTTCCTTGTTGACGCTGGACGAGAATGTTACCTAAGCTTTCAATGTTAATTGGCCGCCTTTTCTCATTGTTCTTAAAGACAGTCGAAAAACGACTGCCTCTAACGAAGTGAGTGATACGTTCCAATTTCCATTTAAAGATCTCAAAACCTGGGTCCTTTAAGGATCCAAAGTAACGCCAAAGGAGTCTTTCGGACTCTTTTCGACTATCTGAGATCTGCCGCTTTTGGTACCATTTGGTATATCTCCGACGAGCGGCTCTTTTAAGAGCTTTGTG